TTAATTTTTTCTTCTGCGTACAGTCTTCTGTTAGTGAGTTCGACTCTTTGTAGCTCAAACGCGAGCAGAGCTGACTGTCCTGAAGTTGTGCCAATACCCCCCACAACTCCTGCAATTTTTAGGCTGCTGGCACGCAAGGCTTTATCCTTCTCTAGTCTGTCCATTTTCTTAAATAAACTTATTTGCTTATTTACTACATCTAACCTTTCTAGTTCCTCTTTAGTTAAGAATTTAGTAGCGTCTGCAGCAATAATCTGCATTTTTGTTCTTTCTTCCTCCAAGGTATTAACTAGTCTGATCTCTTTACTTTCTGCAATAAAGGATTGTAACATACCCTGTGCGGCTATTTTATTATCTGCACGTACGCGCACTAACTCTTTCATTGTTAGAGTTAGTTCAGCCACTTTTGATTGTTGTGCTCCTAAAGACTGAGAAAGTTCTCGAACCTTTTCAGGGCTCTCAGACTCTAGAAGAGCTAATATAGTCTCTAAGTACTTATTCATCGTAACGCTGCCCTCGTCCCCAAATCTATTAGCGTTCTCTATTTCTTTAGCTAAGTCCCGGTAATACCCGCTCATGTCCTGCAGCCTAGAATCATTAGAAGTGGCTAAGAATCCTCCAAAAGTACCATCGAAATCTTTTATTTCTGCTTTATCGGTTAGGCCAATGCCGCTGAAGTCAGTAGCACCCTCAAATAAATTACTTGCCACACGCTTAGTCTTGTTCCAGAGCCCTTCCTTACCTCCCCCAGCATTAAATTCAGCCCCTGCAAAAGATAGAGCAGTCCTACTTGCAGACAGGCCTACGGAATCTATACGGCTACCTAGAGCTGTGTAGTACTGGAGTAATCCACCTCCGTCTTCAATTAGTACCTTTTGAACTTCATGAAAGTCTTTAAATTCTTCCGTAAGACTACCCATCTTGGTGGTAGTGTGCTCTATTTTCTCTCCAAAGGAAGTTATTACTTTCTCTGCTTTAAAGAAAGAATGTATATATCCAGCTACTAAGGCGGCTATAGCTATCCAGCCAGCTACACTTAGTGCCGTAGTAGCGAATCTTGCAAAAGCTGCTGCCGCTGTTTTCATTGCTGCAAAGCCAGCAGTAGTAATTACTTTCATTCTAGCCATTGTTAACTGCCACCTAGTAGCTACAGACTCAAAATTAGCTGACATACCTAAGGTAGTCCTTTTACTCTCAGCAAGCATGATATTTAGCTCTCTTACCCAGACTGCTTTTATCTCAGGAACCATAACTTTGGAAGCGGTTACAGCACTTCTCATGCCTACAATTTGTTGAGAAGATAGAGAGGCTCCGTTTCCTGCAGCTACCTGTGCAAATCCTTTGCCTTTAAAAGTAGCTGGTAAGCCCCCAGTTTTCCGTAGAGTCGCTGCGGAGGCTGCAGCTCTTGATTGTCCTTGATTTAGTTTTTCTAAAGCGGCATTTGCGTTTCTGTACCCATTTTCTGCATGTGCAGCAGCTTCTTCACTTGACTGGCCCCAGGCCTCTGTGTTAAGTATAGTGCTTAAAATACTTTTAGCAAATAAACCCATTACTGCGATACCTAATGCAGGAGTATTTGTAATAGCATCTGCTAGAGGGCCGATTACACTTGCGGATACCATTTTTATCTGGTTAACTACATCATTCATGGCTTTACCCATCTTTATGAAAGAGTTAGTAGTAGGAGAAGTGATCGCTAGAATACGACTATATTTTTCTTCGGACTGGGTTAGAACATCATTAGCTACTGCTTGAGATCTTTCGAAGGCTGTTAGATCTTCTGCGTTCTTATTAATCATAAGACCATAGGCTTTCTTAGCATCCTCAAGTCGTAAAATGATACCAAGTTCGTCTAATAGTTCAGGCTCAGCTTTTGTTACACCTCGAACTAGGCGATTAAAGGAGTCTGGGACGTCTCTACCTAGAATAAGGGAGGCGTCTTTAGCAGCTTTACCCAAACGTACTAGTTGGTCGGCGTTAAGTCCTGCAGATATTCCAATAGCAGCAGCTTGAGAGGCGTCTTGAAAGTTAATCTGAGCATCTGTAGCGTCTATGATATCGTTAGTTAAGGATCTAAGTGCAGTACCTGTTGCAGCTGCATATGCAGTTTGCCCCTCTTGTAGGGTTTTCAGGGTTCCCGCACTCTTTAAAAATTCGAAGGCTGCAGATACCGCGAAGACGTTAGCTGCTAGAACTGCATAGGCAGGTATAAGCCCTCCGTTGATACCTTGGGCCATTTTTGAGAAGTTTTTAGTACTATTAGAGGATTGCTTGCTAGCGCCTTTTAGGCCTCTATCAGCTGTGTGACTGTTTTTGGCGACATTATTCAGACTGTTACCAAGCTTTTTAGCTTGAAGATCAGTCTTCTTCATTGTCCCCTTATCGTCTACAGTTGCATCTATTGTTACTTTACTAGCCATTAGCCTTGTACATTATGGGTGAATTCTTTACCACCGCCTGAGCTGCTTGCTTTCTTGCTTTCTCGTTTTTGTTTATCAGCAGCTACTTTATGCCTATAAGAGACAATTTTGCTTTCATACATTTTCATAAATAACAGAACTTGTTCTCTATTCTGCACATCGTGTATATTAAATAAGGTTTCTATTATACTCCAGTCTTTACCCATGTAGGTACCCGACATACCTTCCCAGTTGTCAGATAAAAGGCTGTACATAAAAAAAGCCACTTGAACTTCTGCAGGAAAATCTGCGGTAGTTAGTGGCATCTTTTGTAGATCTGGCTCATTCCCAAGCTGTTCACATAGATTTAAGTAACGATCTACATCGAAATTTTGCTCCGCTTCTTTTACATATCGAACAAATAACTTATCTAGCTCTATTATTTGTTCGCTGTAAAATTTTCGAGATCACCTACTGTCTCGGTAACCCACGAGTCAAAATCACTTGAGTTTTTCATTAAAGTTACAGCATTATGTACTGTAAAAGGCATATCATCGTCAGGTTCAAAAGCTGATATATCTACCAAAAGAAGCTCTTCTAGGTAACGATATTTAAAGCCTTTCCATCCTTGAATCACGGCCGCACAATATTCTTGTAAAAACTTCTCCTCATCTAGCGTTTCTTCGGGCTGACGAGTACTTCTACTGAATTTGGAAGTCACACACTTTTTACGAAGTTTAACTAATTCGTTTCTTGATAAATAAACGAGCTCTACTTCTAACCCGTCGAAGCCCTCGAAAGGGATATTTACTGCTCTACTTGGTATCATTAAAGATTCTAGTGATACAACTGGCGTGTCTGTCATGTTCTAATCCTATTTATTATATAAAGTGATAAAACAAAGGAGCATTTCTACTCCTTGTTTTTATTTTGTACATATAGTATATTTGAAAAGACCTTAAATGTCAAGAACTTTTTTATACACCTACGTAGGTAACAACTAGTTCGTCAGTTGCATCTATAGTAGACCCTAAAGCACTGAAGGTGACATCAAGAGACACCACATCATCTAAAGAATGAGTTGGAATTTCTAGGTGACATTGTGCCATGTTCATTTCTACACGAGGGGCTGCCGAGGCTCCGCCAATCTTAAAGTTAAGACCAAAAGAGTTAGTTACTATAGTTGTACTCTCAATTAGATCTTCCCACAAGTCTGCACTATGGTCTGATGTAACAGTATCCGCATTTAGGTAACAAGTAAAATTACCGCTTATTGACCTAGTGCCTGTAACATGCCCTATAGGCTGATTAACAGCACAAAGAGTCTCAGGAGTTAGAAAGGATAAGTTATTACTAACTTCAATACTTCCTCCGGTTAGAGTAATATCGTAAGTAGCCTCGAAATTTCCAGTACCAGAACCTGTAATTGCTAGCGAGGTAAGACGATTCCTAATATAGTTATTAGTTGCTGGGATACCTTCATAAATAGTTGCGGTAGGTCCGGTAGCTTCCTCTGATATAATAGAGCCGAAACCAGACCAATTAATAGTAGCAATACCATCAATATCAAAGTCAATAGTTGCTGTATCTACTACAGCCCCCGAAATTGAATAGAAGGCCTCATTAGCCCCATTACATGCACCTAGTACAAAATGAAGAGTACACGTACCCAAAGAGCTTTTATTTGAGCCGGAAAAGTCAATGTCGGAGTCTGCCAAGGTTGGAACTACTCCAGTAAATACATTGGGGGCGGCTACATTTTCTGTGTAAGCGGCATCACCGACCATAAGAGCCCATAGTACTTCTTCGACTGCGTGGTGAGCTAGAACATCGTCTGCAGCCCCCGCGCCTGTGCCTGTCGAAACAAAAGGACGAGCATACGTGCTAAAAGACCATTCTGCGGGAGCATAAGAGTCATTAAACATTTGCTTGCCTCTACGGCTAACACCTGTAGCGTTTTCCATTTCATTAATTGAAATCTCTGTAGCGTTTGTTGATTGAGAGAAGCTAAAGCCGTCAAGAACTGGTATTTCCCAAATGTTAGCACCAATTTCAATGTAGACTTTAGTATCTCTACTAAAATATAAAATATCTGTCATAGTAATCTCCTATGTAATCTTGAAAAGACTTGGGCGTGAACATTTATTCGTGCCAGTATTTTCTAGTAGCGAACCTCCACAAGCATTTCTGCTACTCCTATGGGGTCCAGCACACCTTCATCAGTATCAATACTGATGATTGTGATTTGATGTGTGTACTGTTGTACACCTAATTTATCCTTATATGCTAATCGAGAGTTGTCTTCTAGCACTGTTTCTACATCTTCAATTAGACTATCTAGTGCGTTTACTGATTCTTCTTCATTTACATATAGTCGTAAGGTAACAGACAAAAATCTGTTCTTATGTCCTGCACCTATGTATTCTCTTGATTCTGACCCTGCATTTATATGCACTGCCGGAAATTGCTCTATCTCGTCCCAGTATTTAAGCGTAGGTTCTGCTCTATAATCTAGGTCTGTGAGGTAAGCTCCGTTGCCATCTATTACTTTCAGCTGCTCGGCCATGGCAGTTACTATTCCCTGCCGTTTACTGGCATAAAGTCTGCTTACCTCAGTACTCAAAATACTCTCCTAGTATGAAACTTACGAAAAGCAGCTAGTACAGCTAACTCTCGTATTGTTTCGTCAATAATGTTTCTTGGGTCTCTATCCAAAGAAGCCAAACGGCTATTTCCTACCTCAAAAACTCCATACGGCTCCTGCTGGTACGTATAGTCTATTACAGGGTACCCTCTTGGAGGAACCATTATATTAGTTACTTTAACACTATTAGCAAACACACCTGTTCTATAATTTAGTTTAGGGCTGCCCATATTAGCTCTTATTGTTGCGGGCAGTGCTTTGTTAAGGGCAGCTATTAGCTCAAAAGGAGAGGACGCGGTACCTTTACGAGTAAATTTTGCTTTCTTTATTCTTTTAGACCTGGTTAAAGTTATTTTAGGCTTACCGCCTTTCTTCTGCCTTACGCTAGAGGTACCTCTAGACTTGGCGGAGTATTTACCTGTGGGAGTTTTAACTCTCTTACGTTTAGAGGGTTTACCCGCTATCGATTTAACTAGCTGCTTCTCTACCTTCTGAACTAAGGAGCTAGAGCCTTTTATATCTGCCAATTTAGGGGCTATATAATCTATATACTGCCTAAAAACTTTAACTAAGGCCTTCTCCATCTGTGAGTCGACTCCTAGGTTCTCCTTGCCTTCTTGAAAATCAATAATGGAAAAGTATTGTGCTTTTAGCTTCCCCCTAGTTGTGACCATTTGGTTGTACTTAACGGTTAGCTTCTGGATTTCATTCATTTGGGCTAGGCTTATTTTCCCTTTTGTGAAAAAGCTCTCTAGATTGCTATCTAGTACCTTAAGTGCTTTTTGTGAGTCGACTCCAGATAAGTTCCCTAATCTGGAGATGCCTTGTGCAATACCTACTTGAGATACTGCATTTCCTCTAACTCCATGCCCTTTATGAATTAAGCTTTTTGTCTCTTCTTTCTGTGAAGCTGTTAAAGCACCGCTAGTAACTAGACTATCAAAAATTACATCTTTAATAATAGACATAGAACTTGTAAAATTAGTTACTATAAACACAGTTTTACCTAGCACAAACTTGGATTCAGGTAGAACTTCTGGCAATCGTCTAACTATAGTGTTAAAACGAGCCTTATTAGCCTTTTTACTACTAAAACTTTTCTGTAGTGAAGAGGCTTTAGATACTGCGGCTGCATAGGCTGTCTTTTCTGCGGAATTACTTATAATAACTCCGGTAGATTCTTTAATTATTTTTTTAAAAACCTTAATATCATTTAGAATAAGTAGCTGCCCCGTCTGGGCTTGTACGTCCTTCCTGGTAACATCTCTAGCTTCTTTCTCTAATGTTTTAAGAAGAGGCTTGGTTATATGCTTTGTTACATCAGATCGGCTCATTAGAAGCTCTTATATAAATCTAAAACTCTCTTTATATGATCTGGGAAAGTAATATTATTAGCCTGACTTACGGATGCGTTGTTACGAATCGTTGACCCCGCTATTACTCTCATCTCCTTATGCTCATCTTTATGATAATAGGTAACTAGGTCATATAAAGCTAGTTTGAGGTCTTCTGGAGTTTCTTCAAACCCTCCGCAATAAGTAACTCTTACAGCTCCCGGACCCTTACACCAGTTAAGAAACCCAGAACCTCCGGTTGTTTTTATAATGCTGTCAGTGTCAGTATCTATATAGTATTCGAAAGCTTCTTCTGTACGGTACTCATAATCTTGCTGATAGGAACTTCTCTCTTCTACAGTAACTACACCTTGTATAGGAAACTCACTAAGATAGACACGGGTAGTGTCATAGTCTATATTGAAAGTTTCAATTTTATCATCATCATAATGATCTACAAAAGTTCTACCACAATAAGTTTTTACTAATTGACTCACAGACGTAATAAGAAGCTCAAGACGTGCATCTTCTTTAGTAGTAGTTATACCACTTGTCTCTTTATACTCTTCCAATGTTATTAGATTTGTCATATAAGCCTATTAGTAAAAACTCGGGGGAGCGAACTCCCCCTTGTCTTTATTCTTAATCTAGTTAAAGATTATGCTGCAAAGTCGATCTTGATGCAACCATCATGGCCGGCAACACCCGCAGTAAGCTCTTCAAAACCTAGTGCTTGGCTACCAACGATCACAGAACGCTGCGCCATTACTTCGTAATCAGTCTCTAGCTTGATACCGCGTAGACGAGGTATCACGTAGTTACGGATATTAACAGCAAAGCCTGCAGGAGTACCCGCTGCTTCAGCTGGGAAGCTGTCTGATACAACTACTTGAGAACCGTAAACAGCTCCAACAGTACCATTAACCTTCATAGCGATATCACTACCAACTTCATTGATGTCTTGGAATCCCGCGTCATCTAGTAGATCGTAATAACCGTTCTGGCTAACTACGTAGGCGATATCACGAGGATTCATACCGTACTTACCCATTACCTGACGAGCGTTAAGTAGGCCTGCAGCTGTTAGAAGTGCACCACCTCCAATACTTAGAGTACTATCAGTGACAGAAGCATAAGTATCTAGGCCATCAATTGAGCCAGCTCCGTTGATAATCATGCTATCAACTGCTCGTGCATGTGCACGTGCAACTGCATCTACAAGCATAGGCAATAGAGCAATAAGAATTTGCTCATCAGTATCGTTGTCGATATATGTGCTTGAGATTAGACGATATGCATTAAGGATTACTTGCTGCACGTCGAAGGCTGCATCTACTGCACCGTACTCTTCCAAGTTACCAGAAGTATCGCCGGTAGTCTGGAATGTAGCAGGGTTTGAATCAGGCTGCATAGGTAGAACTGTAGCGCCGGCAATCACTGGGATTTCACGGAATAGTCCTGCTACGCGTAGCTCTTGCATAATTTCTTTTTCGATGCGGTTAGCAACGGTTTGATCAATGTCAGCAGCAGATGTAGTATAATCAACACCAGCTTTTTCCATTAGGGACTTTGCGAAATCAGTTTCAAAGCCTTTATCAGTGATAATACCCAAAATATGTGCCTGTACAAATTCGTCAGCGAATTTTACAATTCCCTCACCATTGTTGCCACGATCATTAAAGCGCATTTTTGACTCTTGAATAGAAGCCAATTCTGCAGCTTTTTCGTCTAGTTCCTTGCGGAAAGACTCAATAGTTGCAGCCATGTCGGCGTCTTTTGCGGAAAGCTTTTGTTCGAAATCTTTGGCTAGTTGCTCAGTGCCAGTAATTACTGATACTTCTACAGCTTTGCGAGTTTCTTCGTCTTGAGCTTGTTTTGCAGCTTCAGCATCAGCAGTAGCTTTCGCTTGTGCTTCGTCTGCAGCTTTCTTTTCAGCAGCTTGTAATGCGATTTTAGTAGCAGTTTCATCCGCTACTTTCTTCATCAAAGCTTCTAGGTCTTTAGGATCCATTGTTTTCTCCTGATGAGAAGCTTGTGCTTCTCCGTCCGGTGCGTCGCTAGCTATGCTAGAAGCTATTGCTTCTTCCTTAGCCAGAGACTGACCGGCTAGGTCTACACTATGTGTGAAAGTTTTTTTATAGTCTTCATATTCTTTTTCAGAACTAAAAGACTTCGCTAATGAAAAGGTAGCAGCTTGATTACAAGGTACCGATACTACTGATACTTCGAATAATTCCGCGTCTTTAATTAACAGGCCGTTGGTTTCTTCTATATAATCTGCATCCTTAACTCTGAAACCAACAGAAAATGCTCCAAGGATACCGTCCTTAATTAGGTCGCAAACATCGCCTGCGGCCTTACTAATTTTTACTTCGATCTCTAGTCCATTATCAGACACGGTTACACCCGTGGCCTTTCCTATTGGACGATCGTAATTGTGATTGAATAAAATTACAGGGTTAGCTTTAAAATCAATTAACCCGCCTTTATTCCAAGCATTGGGGTCAATAATATCTCCAGATCTATCTATGTCTGGAGTAGACGCCATGCCTCTAATTACTACGCTTCCATCATCTTGAGATTTTACTTTCTCGAAGGACGATGTTAGATTAAAAACTTTATTAGTTATTTTCATCTGCTGCTGCCTTCTTCTCTGCTTCTTCAGAGTCTTTGGCTTTTTTAGCCGCCTTCATAGCAGCAGTTAGGGCTGCTTTAGGGTCATCTTTAGGGTCGGAAGATACCTTGTCTTTAATCTTATCAATTAAACTGGGCTCTTCTTTTTTGGCATTAACTGAGTTCGCTTTTACTACGGGAGTATGCTTTTTTCCTTCGTCTGTTCCAATGAGTGCCCATAGCTCGGGCTCTGCAGTTCTAACTCGGGCTAGCATTCTATTCCAGCTGCCTAGGTGCATACGAATTGCCGCTACATTCAAAGGTTTGTCTTTAAGAGCCGTCCATTCCAGAGGGTCTAAAATCTTACCTTCTCGAACAAAAATCTCCGCAACCTGCTTAGCTACCGCTCTTTTACGTCTCACATTAGTTCCCATATTAGTCTTGTCCTTGTGCGGGTGCTCCGCCTTCGTCTGGATTTGCAGCACTTCCGGCTATATTAGCAGGTATGCGCACTTGGTTATTTTCATCCCCATCAAGCTCCTCTTTGCCTAGAGCAACACGGGCTTCATTTGCCGTCAGTATTCCGCCGTTAACTAGAGTGGAGTAGTATGCGGATTGGTCTCTAAGCTCTGGCTGTAGAGCTGGGATATCTGTAATATCCTCCCTAATTGCAAACCCAAAGTACCTTTCCACACCAAAATTAATTTTTCTCACTATAGGAAGTACGGACTCCAAATAGTATAATCTTAGATTCGGCCTTAAATTTGCGTTATTTCCCGAATCTAAAAGGATAGGAGGTACTCCTAACGCTTTTAATAAAATCTTTTCGTTGTCTTCAATAGACTGTTGAAAGTCTAATTCTTTAAAATTAACATTTGATACACTATCTATAGTTAGACCCCCATCTAGGATAAGAGGGCTTCTGCCTCCTGATTCCGGTCTATATTTAGCCTGCCACGATTGTGTAAGTCTATTTTTAATCTTTTCTGATAAAGTATCTGGGCTTTTTAATACTAAACCGGGAACTGCTCCATTCTTGAAGAAGTTCTTCTGAAACCTTTTCATAGACAGTAGTAAATTGATGGTTCCTACAGCAGGCTTAAGTCTAGAAGTCCCTCTGTATATTGATTTAAAACTATTCTCTTTTATATGGATAATTTCATTAGGTTGGAATACAATATCTCTGTTATATGTATAGTTCTTTACATGAGTCTTTATGTCGGGCTCTATGGTTACCTTATCTGCGGGCAAATGATACAAATACGCGCCATCAAAGTAAATAAATATATTGCCGTCTAGTAAATAATCCGCAACTAAGTTGCGTCTAAACGTATTTATATCTTGGTAAGGGTTGGGCTGTAAGTTAACTAGCTTATCCACCCTACTCTTTTTTATATTCTTTCTTACTGCTGGTATCTTTAGCTGGTCTCCTACCGCAGTAGGAATTTCTGACACATCGTCTATAAGCATATTTACAGCACGGTTTACTACTTCAATCTCTTCGTAAGCCTGCTCGTACTTATATGTCTGCTCTAAAGAGCTCTGACTTCCGTGTTCTCCGCTTATGGCAGGCTGAGCACGATTAAATTTGCTCAAAACGCTTTTTACCGGATGATTATACCAAGCCATGTTTTTCTCTTTGAATCTTAACCCATCTCGCCTGTTTCAAAGCCGTCCCTAGGGTCGGATTCTTCCCATAAATCGAGTGAAGTTTTAAGTGATGCGCATGGCACAGAGTTACTGTATGTTTATATAGTTCGTCTAAGTGCTCAGCAATAAAGCGGTCTCTAAACTTTAAGATATCGCCTTCATCTAATTTGTTTTTAGCTACCCACCTATGTAGTAGCTGGCTTAAGCCATGGAAATGGTGAAAGTCAAGATCGTCAGTTTCCCCACAAATTTCGCACTCAGTACCTTTCTCGTACTTAGACTTTGCCTTGTCTCTAACGTATTTTACTAAATCTCGCTTTAAATCCATCTTTAGTTTCCATATTTTCTAATACCAAAATTATACCTAGATTCAGGTTGGTAGTCAAGGGTTATTTTCCACGACCTCAATATTAGAACCCCGTCATTGAGGTTGAAAAAGAGTAAAGTGCATATCTTATAGCATCACCCATGTGGCACGCTCTATTATGTTTCGGTTTTTCTTTTATCAAATTAGGGTTAGGGTCCCATTGATAAGAATCCAATGTTATTAGACTTTCAGCACATCTCGTGTCGACTAAGAGTCTATCATTGTCTACAATAGAGGCCACATAGCCTATTCCTTCGTTTTTAGCCTTCTTTGCATTTATAGTACTAATATCATAGTTTTGTGCAAAGTCGAATCTGGTCTGCTGGGCTGCAGAATCTATATAGATATAATCTATATCCCATTTTTCTATCAAAGCACGAATACACTCCGCGTGTTTTTCAGTAGTCTTCTCATTGTCCATATACTCATCTAGTAAGTAGTATTTCTCCGAGTCCCAATCATACGCTATAACACACATTGCAGTGTAGTCCCGGAAACCTACGTCTAGTCCTGCAAAGATATCCATCTTATGTATCTCAAGTTGAGATAAATCTTTAGTACAATCTTCGTAATTGAAGTTCCAGATTTGGCCTTCAAATTGATTAAAGTCAGCTTCGTACTCTTGCTTGAATTCTGCCTCTGACATAGATAATCTAGCCTCAGTGATATCCGACTCTGACATACGTGGGTTGTCTCGATACGTTGCTTTAATACTACACCACTGTGGAAATTCCTCTGAGAAACCTCTGTCAAAAAACTCAGAAAACCAGTTGTTACGGCCACGAGGTGTTGAAATAAAGATTGCTTTTGCGTTTGGCTTATCAAGAGTAGGACGTAGAGCAACATTGAAAGCCTCCTTTCCGTCCGCTAGTGCAGCTTCATCAAATATGATTAAATCGTAGCTTCTGCCAACTGTCGAATCTACCATATTTACGGAACCCATACGAATAGTAGACCCATTCGAAAGTTCAATAATTTTATCTTTTGCGTTATCTCTAGTTACTTCTAAGTCAAAGTGTCTAATCAATGATCTCTGTAGATCAAAAGATATTTGAGATAGAGAATAGTTAGGAGACATAATAAGAATATTAGACCCCGGAACTAAAGAAACTAGCTGTCCGATTATATTGGCTATGTACGTCTTTCCCTGTCTACGAGACAAGGCAGCGCAGATAAACCTATATTTAGGGTTATTTACTGCATTTATTAAAGCTACCTGAGAAGGAAGTGGAACTACCTCCAACATTTCTAAATAAGGAGCCACTGGTAGCTTCAGATACCTTGTACTGGGAGGATAGTCCAGTAAATCTTCTGAAGATACATCTGCCCTTGAAACTATTACTGCCATTTTATATTACCCACTAAACATACTAAGATCGGACATACCACTATCGCCTTCCATTGATTCAGCTTCTAGCTTCTCTGCTAGTTCCGCAGCTATATCTGCTTCTACTATATCTGCTTCTTCTTGTGCGAAAGGGTCTTTGCCTTTTTTAATCCCACTACGTTCTATAGCCTCTACTTCAGATTTGCACTTATGTAGTTGTCCATTTTTATCCCTGAAGAACCAGGCACCTCTTTTCTTATAAATATTCATATAAATCTCCGTTATGCGCTTAGTGCTACAGCGAGCTTTGTTTGTGCTAAAATTTCTGTTACTTTCTGGCTAGATGTTTGGTCTACTATGGTCACTAAACCTCCTGATAAGTCAGTAATATCATAAGGGTCTCCCCTTAAATAAAGGGTGCCGCCAGTACAAGCAGCCCCGACTACTATTCGACCTCCATAAACTCCTATGGAGTTGTCCGTGTTCCCTGTCAGGCCATCAATCCCGATACTTCCTCGCATATCTCTAATAATTACACTATTTGTTCCTGCCCCTGAAACAACCGGGTAACCTGATCCGGGTACTGCGGAAAAGCACTGGTCTATCTCAATATCCCCTACTAAACTCAGGTCGCTAGTCAAATCACATTGAAATAAGTGCCCTGATATACTTGTAACTAATCTAAGTTCACATCGGTGTAATCTATTAAACCCATCTAACCCCCCTGATACAATTATTTCTTCTATAGCGTTCCCCGTCATAATTACGGAGGGGCCTACGGAAAGTTCTGTATTTCTGTTGCTGCCAGTCCAAGTATACCCCCCACTATAGTCTCCGGCGGTTAGGTTAAGATCGCTCATTAAGTCAAAAGTACTTAAGCCTCTAGCAGAGGCAATTAACTTCGCATCAGATGCAAGTAAGCAAGGGGTTGAGCGTGTTCCGATAATCCCCCCAGCAGGGGTTTTCCCGGTACCCACAACCGCATTACCCGTTATATTTTGAGCATCTATAGACACGCGATTATTAAACAGCCCTAGTTCTAGGAATGTGGGGTCTATGAATCCAGTAGTATTATTTGTATTGACCGAGACTGAGTTTTTAACCTCAACCTCTCTAATATTAGTATTACCATTAACAATGTTGACAGAGTACGCACCATCTTCAAATTGAAGAGAATAGTATTCATCTATTATCTCAGTAATCGAGGGGGTACTCGTAGTGGCAGGTATTCGAAAATATAGCTTCGGTTTTGCCATAGTAGTTTCATTATCAGTGAAGTCACGGAGTAATACCCAAAAGTCATCCACAGTTAGCTTATACTTAGTACCAGATTCTAGGATTAGGTCTGCCTTTGGTATCGTAATCAACCAGGGAGGGGCTGTGCTATAATCTACTGTTATTGCCATTATTCATCCGTAATCATTACAGCGGTTCCATTAAACCCTGTAGAGCTATTAATTGTACCTACGAGTACCCCCTCTTGTAAGAAAGGACTCCCCGAAGATTTACGAGTCCAGCCTGTAACAGGCTGGTTTGAAGGATACACCCTACTAACGCTTAGTGCACCCGTGACATCTGTTACGCCACTTAGGGCCACAAATGTTGACCTTATTGTTCCTGTATAGCTAGTAGAGCCTGAATCTGTTGTAGTATATGTATAAGCATTAGCACCTGTAACTGTAATTGTGTGTATGCCTCTATCTTCTATTTTGTCTGTTATACCTAGCAGGGTTACTTTATCCCCTGAATCCATGCCATGGGCAGTATGCGCTACAGTTGCTGTTGTACCGGATCTAGTAATAGTTACTGAGTCTAAGTATGGGAAAGGCCCTGTACCATTAGAAGCTCTTAAGTATACTCTCGCAGATTCAACCGCTGTTCCATCTTTTAGTGCTGCATTAGCTGTTACCGTTACAGAACCCGCTACAACAACAGTAGTAGCTCCTGCCCCGTTTCGTACGCTAGGAGTTGTGGCACCCCCTGCTACGTTTAGAGTAATTAGACCTCCTGAATTATTGTAAAACATATCATTTGCGGTGCCACTACTAGGAGTTGGATTGCTTCCTGGAGTGCCAGAGTACCCTGAGTCTACGTTTCCTGTCCAATCATATGTGCCAACTGTGTCACAACGAACGGCGTGTCCTGTGCCGTTAGAAATAAATGTGCAGTCTTCAATAAGACTTGGGTTATCAGAGAGTACGTGATGAGTGGCTGTAGTTCCCGCAAACACAGTATCAGATATAGTAGCCCCATTTTGGGTGACTATGCCGGTATTTCTACTGGTTAATCCTGAAACCGTGGTATTTGATCTAAATAGGGTAGCGTCTATATCCTGCCAAGTACCCCCAGTAATAAGCACAGTAGGGTTAGCGGAGTTTACTATTACCGAACCCTTATTATTGGTTCCCAAAGCTGTAATATTTATGTTTATCAGCTCTGCACGAGTGGACGCATGATCGATAATTATTTGAGTAAAATCTGTTTCAGTGTGAACCGTGTCAACAATAGAGATGTTAACATCGCTGTCTTTGAAGCGACATAGAGTGGCTGTTTTTGTATTATCCTGTCCTATAACAAAGCGGCCTTGAAGTTCGTAGTTTGTACCGCCTATACTTGTAAGAATACCCCATCTATTAGCTAGAGCATCGTTCTGGGTATTAAAATCTACGAAGGTACAGGGATCGTCTGAGGCATCTCCTGCTGCGATTAGTTCCCCTGCTGTCAAATATGCTCCAGTACCGTATCGTACTGCATCCATGCCAAAGTTAGAACTTTTAACTGTAGATACAGTTTTTAGGCCATACCCAAAATAGGTAGGTGTAGCGCCTGGAGTACCTTGCAGAGTTCGATAAGGGGAACTACCTGTGTTTGCTGTAGTATTATACCGAAAGGGGTAACACTTTCCTACTCGACCTTGTGCTCCAAATGTGTCACTGCCCTCAACGTGAAATTGAGTGAAGTCACTAGTGCTTGTTCCCGCCAAAACATAAACCCCACGAAGGGCTAGGGTATCTGTTACTCCAGGTGTTCCGACCAGCCCCCATTGAAATATGTGAACGCCCGCGGCTACGGTTCCAGCTCCGGGGGTTTTGTTAATAGCGATTGCTCTTTCTGCATTTGACGCAGCTTTATCCCAGCAGCCGGCGCCCTGAATCGAGAAGTCTGCTCCAAATGCCGGCGCACCACCACCACCCCCTGAGATATTGAGGGCTACAACACCAGTCTCACCCGATTCCATTAAAGAAATATCGGTCAAGTCTTCTGTGTACGCTGGTACGGCCATTACGTGTTCCTAAGTACTTTCAACTAAGTACCTTTTTTAAAATTTTGTATTAAATAATAGAGGCCCGAAGACCTCTATTATTACCTGCTTATTACGTATCTAGAGTTCTTGAGATAGTAGTAGAACCACCACCTGAGCCAAGTGACCCCGCAACGTCGATTGGTACGATAGGTGCTATACCTCCGACAGTCGCTCCGTTTCTAACGATAACCCTTAAAGCGCGAGTTGCGTTAAATACTGTGTTGAATGACTCAGTAGTAGCACCCGCGACTTTATCAATATACGAGATAAATAGGTCATTAGTAGTTAATGTTGCATTATCAAGACTAAAGTCAGTACTAGCTATTGTGAAGAAAGCTCTAGTAGCATCGTATGAGGTATAAGCGTGACGAGTAAACTCACCACTATCTCGCTCAATACGAATAGTACCGGTAGCTGGCGTATCTACAGGAATGTTACCTGCACCTACGTTAACTTGGGTCTCCGTACCACTTGATAGAGTAACTGCTAGAGTCATCTGAGCAGTATCGAGAGAGCCTGCAGTATCAGGACCAACTAGTAGATAGTCCGCAGTAGTAGTGATATTTAGACCAACAACAGAGAACGATACGTTATTAGGCGCATTGTTCGCAGTTCCGGTTAAGTCAATAAGAGTATCACCGTTTGATAGGTCAGCCTCTTGAATACCGACACCATAAGCGCCTTTAATATTCGTTCCGGTAGATGCTCCAATAGGCGGTACACTAATAACCTGTCCGGTTACTGTACCCGCTGTAGCAGTAGCACTATTAGTAGCTCCTGTAATGGTATTAGCATTAGGTACAACACCAGTAAGTAGCTGAATATACATAATAGTAGCGTTACCAGAGATAGTATCATCAACTGCTAGCAATTGACCCGTACCTGATGTAGCTCCAGTTCCCCAAGATAACGCTTCGGGTTCTACCCAAGCACCTGAGGTTAGGTCGGTGACTGCGACCGAGTGCGTAACTCCCCGAAAGATATTAGGGTCAAGTCCAAAAGTACCGTTTACAGGAGTTGTCACAACACCCTCACGAATCATATTCTGAGAATACTCATACGCTTCGTTTTTAGAGTTACCATTCATGTCCCATTCGACATAGTAGTTCTCAGGGTTGCCGTCACCGTCTCCATCAATAGGTGTGTATCCCTCGGCAATAACGAAAGTTAAAGCGTCAATAGTGCCTTGTGTTGTAGCATTGTTCAAGTTACTGTTGGCGGTTAGAGCTAGTACGTTGTTACCACGGTTAGTACCGCCACCAATTGAGAACTCAGTATAAACTGTGCCATACACGCGTTGCGTACCAATTAGTCGACGACCATCAATATCTGCTCCGCTATCGCGAACTAGAACCATGAATCGGTGTGAAGTGTTTGATGTTGCGTCAGACACTGCAGCAATCATCTTTGTTTCGTTCCAGAAGTCATTAGTTAATCTAGCCCCATTCTGAATAACCTGAATGGAGGTAGAGTTACCGAACACCTGAATACCGTCATATATCTGTGAACCATTAACTGGATGGGTTTGAGATATAGATGTATCATATATGTGTTCTGCTGCTGTGGGGGTAATATGATACCCGTTAATTAAAGTAATGTTAGTATCAACACCACCTCGTTGTGAAGGAACTTCATCCACGATCGAAATTTCTTCCGTACCGTCTGCTGAATCATCCGCGAAATCCTGTAATGCTCTGTGTAACTCAATACCAGTGGCATAAGTAGGAGCCGTACCCGCATGGGCATCTCCTACGTAGTCTATCTCGAATGGGTTGGCCCCTGTTGATCTTAATATGGTCCAATCTGCTGCTACAAATGCCATGGTTAGTAATCTCCTACTTGGTTACAGTGTAACCTCGTCTATGCTGGTTAATACTCCAGCTGCATAATTAAAAGTCTTCCTAGTTGTGACCCCTGATCTAACGAAGTCTAGTTGAGTTAATACTCCTGAAGTGTAAGTAAAGGCTTTAGTATCACCGTTGTCATACACAATACCTGTTAACACTCCTGACGTATACGTAAATGCAGGCCCAATTGGATCTAGAATTGCGGGAGTACCGGGCTCTCCTTGAGGGCCTTCCGGTCCTATTAAGCCTTGTATTCCCTGTATTCCTTGCGGGCCTGTATCACCCGTAGCTCCAGTGAAGCCTATAGGCCCTTGAGGCCCTTCTGGTCCTGTAAGTCCCGTAGGGCCTGTATCACCCTGCGGTCCTTGCAGACCTGTAAGTCCTTGTAACCCTCTATCTCCGGTATCGCCTTTCGGTCCTTCCGGTCCTGTTAACCCTGTGTCGCCTTTCGGTCCCTCAGGGCCTGTAAGCCCTTGTATCCCTTGAGGACCCGTAGGTCCGGGAGCTCCTTGGTCTCCTTTTAATCCTTGCGCGCCGTCTGCTCCATCTAGCCCGTCAGCTCCGGCAGGGCCGGTAAGCCCTTGTATTCCTTGTGGACCTGTGTCCCCTGTAGGGCCAGTGGCCCCAGTAGCTCCGGTAAGTCCGGTAGCACCTTGTAATCCTTGAGACCCTGTATCCCCGGTATCGCCTTTCGGTCCTTCCGGGCCTGTAAGCCCTGTATCGCCTTTTGGCCCTTCGGGGCCTGTTAAGCCTAAAGGGCCTGCAGGGCCCTCGTTACCTTGTATTCCTTGTGGGCCAGTATCACCCGTAGGGCCAGTACTACCAATAGGACCGACAGGTCCTTCTATTCCTTGTAGGCCAGTATCGCCTTTCGGCCCTTCCGGTCCTGTTAAACCTTGTATTCCTTGAGGGCCAGTAGCACCTGGTGCTCCCTGATCGCCTTTTACTCCTTGGATGCCCTGAGTCCCATCGACTCCATCAACACCGTCAGCTCCAGCAGGGCCTTGTATCCCCTGTATGCCTTGAGCTCCATCTAACCCGTCTACTCCGGGCTCGCCTTGTATACCTTGCGGACCTTCTGGTCCGACTGGCCCGCCTGATGGTCCGATAGGCCCTTCTGGTCCCTCAGGCCCCTCTGGTCCAGTAGGGCCTTGTGCGCCTACTGGTCCTTGGATTGCGGTTTCAATTAATTCTTGTTCTACAACAGTTTCAGATATTGTAGTTACTGGTGGAATGTCAACAAGTAGCTCTTGTTGTACAATCTCTATTATAGAGGACTCGCCTTCTCCGGCTACCTCAATCTCCAGTATTTCATTAGTTCCAGCCAAGTCTACGACTTGTAAAACCTCAACGGTACTTACAAGCGTCTCAGTTTCGCTGATTACTAAGATTTCATCAGTCACGAGTTACTTCCAGGGATACTGTAACTTTGCCAGACATTAGTCTGCGTACAGCACCTCCGGCATCTATAACCTCTAGGTCATAAACAGCATTCTTCCATGTAATCGCAGCAGTATCTGCGGCCGATACAATTCGCTGTATCGTGCCAGCTGCATCACCAAGTACAATACCACCATTCTCAGTAGTAAGCTCTAGGAGAACAATCGAAGAAGTAACACTAGAGCGCACTTGTGCACGCGCAGTATAACCAGTCAAGTCAACAGCAACCGCGGGGTCGCCAACTTTCCAGGTTAAGGTCTCATCGTATGTTTCGCCTTGTAAAATAGTAAAAGGCACGTTAAACGATGCCATAATGTAATCTCCTAATACGCGCTGTAGCTAGTTTTACCTAATAATTTTTTCAGCTCACCAACTATATTGTTTATCGATCTCGCGGTCTCTTCTGAGATTGAAGTTTCATGAGTTGCAAAACTACAATATTTATACGCAACTTGATCGGTCTCAGGGTTCGTCATAGTACCGATTAAATACCAAACAGCAAATTGAACTCCTTCCGCTCGGTAGATGTCCCTAATCAAACAAGAAGGTAATTCAGCTGTTCTAACAACTGTATGACCGTCCCTTTTTAATTCTGCTAGTCGCGAGATATAATCGCGATCTAAGTCTATACCAACATACGACTGAAATTCTGTAGAATCTTGACGATGTTGAAAAATCGCTGTAGTTTCTCGAGGGTCATTTGCCCCATTTACAGCAACTAGGATAAGAAACCTATCTATGGAAGATTTCTCACAAAATTTTTGAATTCTAGCAGATACTACATCCCACAACTGGAGATTAACGAAAGTATTTATGGCTTTTCTCTCAAAGCCTTGTTCTGATCGAATACGTCCTATTTTTTCGTCTAGAAGGCTTACTTCTGCTTTCTGTTTGCGGGCGTGATTAAGAAAAAGTCCTACAGTTGTTGTCCATATCACACCACCCAAACTGATGAGAGCTACCCATATCTCAGTAGTCATCTAAAAATCTCCAAACTAACCTTGCTTCAGGAGATTCTCCATTAGCTTTCCATAATTACCTTCTCCAAACCCCCCGTTCTCATTTATTTGTACGTTTGTTTGATTCTTTATAGTACTTGTTTTAGTACTATCGTTCATAGCCTTTATCTCGTCCATACGCATTTTATGGGCTATCTGTAATATCTCTATTAGATCCTTGCTTGAGTACATTCCGGATTCCTGCGCGTCCTCCAGCTTGGACTCAATTATAGTATCCATCAGGCTCGCAAGGTTATCCCGATTTCGGTATCCGAGGTCCAAATATACAGTATCAAGGTACTTCTTTACTTCTCGTGTATTAAGTACCTCAACTACACTGTGTTGGGGTACTTGCATCATTTCCGAGACTGCCTTAATATTACCAAACTGTAGATAATTGTTGGCAATTTCCATACCTTCGGGACTGACTGCTATTAATTCTTTTGACATGGTAAATATTATACTGAAAAAGAGGTACATTGTCAAGATTCAAATTTCGGGGGTATATAGGTTTTAGAAAATTATATATAATTTATGAGTAACAGCTGAGTAACGAACCTGCTGAGTAACGAACC